CATTGCCTTAATAATATCGAGGCTGCTTGTAAGGAGTTAGCCAAAAGATGATGACTGAATATGATCTTGGTCTACGCTTCCATAAACAACCGAGGAAGAAGCGACCAACCCCTGAACGCTCCGACCTCGGCAACCTAATTTTAACCATGACCGATAAAGAAATCTTTAATACATTTGCATCTGTAATTGATTCTTCAGAAGCATCACCTTTTCTCAAAAGACTTGCACAGGCTGGTCTTGTTGCAATGCCACAGGACAAGGCACTGATTTTGAAAACATGGCCTCGGATAATGATGCAGTATGGCCCTCACACAAAGAGGTACACAGACTCATGACAACAGGATCAATCCAAATTTCAAACGAAAAATACCATGCTGATGATGCGATCTCAGCATCTATGCAGAAAACAATGGTAAAGCATGGGCCAAAGGCATATTGGAACTCTTTTCTTAATCCTGACAGGCCAGAACATAAACCGACAAGTGCAATGCTTCTTGGAACATTGACCCATTGTGCCGTTTTAGAGCCTGATGAACTGACAAAAAGATTTGTTGCAGTATCATCACGGACAACCAAAAAAGGAAAAGAGGAGGCAAAGGAAGCAGAAGCAAAAGGTCTTACGGCTGTCACTGAAGCTGATATGGAAAATGCGATCAAAATGAGAGATGCGGTTTTTTCAGAACCTCATGCCAAGAAGTTACTCAGTTTTGGTATTGCAGAGAAATCATACTGGTGGGATGACAAGGCTTCTGGCTTGACCTGTAAGTGCAGACCTGATTGGTTGAATAAAGATATTATTGTGGATCTTAAAACCAGTAGATCAGGAGCAAACCCCAGAGACTTTGCAAAGGCAGTAGCAAATTTTACCTACCATTTGCAGGCGAAACACTATATCAATGGAGTTCCATCAGCTAAAAGATTTATTTTTCTTGTGGTGCAATCTGAATATCCATTTGATGTCGGTTTATGGGAACTTGATGATGATGCCTTGAAAGAAGGTCAAAAATTGTCCAGGGAAGCTTTGGACAAGATCGCCGAATGCCGCCTGCTTGATGATTGGCCAAGCTGGTGTCAAACAGGAGTTCAATCGTTATCATTGCCCCGATGGGCATTTTCAACCCCTTAGAAAAATGAGTTTTACAGAAAAACAGGTTGAGTTACTACAACAACCTATTGATAAAAAAAATGTAGAGACAAGAGATGGCAACAGAGATGGCACATTTCAACTATCTTATGTCGAAGGATGGCACGTTATAAACGAGGCCAATCGTATATTCGGTTTTGATGGCTGGTCTTGCGAAACCATTGAAACAACCTGTGTTAATTCAGAACCAGATGCCGTCACTTATACAGCAAAGGTCAGGATAACAGTTGGCAGTATTGTCAGAGAAGGTACAGGAGCAGGGCATGGTAATACAAAACAAGGTATTGGCATCAATCATGAATCAGCAATAAAGGAAGCGGAAACTGATGCAAAAAAACGTGCATTGATGAGTTTTGGAAATCAATTTGGCCTGTCTTTATATGATAAAGACAAGGCTTGGTCTAAGACTGAGGACAGCAAACCAGCTACCACCTCCAGTGATAAACCGATTGATAGATCCGAAAGTGATAAGTTCATCAAAGAATGTGAAGCCTTTATTAATAAACCAGCTAACAAAACCAAGCTGGGGATATTAAAGAAAAACATTTCAAAACGATATGAAACTAATGCTATTAGTGAAGATCAAAGAGATGGATTACTGACACTTATTTTAGAGAAGGAGGATTCATGAATGAACTGATCACATCAGATCAACTGGCTGAAGAGCTTGGTGTAAAACCTCAAACTGTGCGACTTTGGCGAACCAAAACTCGCAAGGGTCATCCCAGTGGCCCGAAATGGATTGTCATCCTTAATAACACTATTCGGTACAACCGAGAAGATATTGAGGATTGGCAAAACAAAACTAACAACCCTAATTAACTAATTCAAATGGAATCAGCATTTACAGCACGTTTCAAATTTATTGCAAACAGAAAGAAAAAAAGCGGAAACGATTGTGACCGTTATTTATTGATTGACTACACTCCAGAAGAGGCAAGAAAAGCAGCCAAGTGGCTTATTGCTCAAGCTGATGCCTGCGATACCCCTGGAGGATCTACCATCAGGAAGTATAGCTCCAGGACAGACTATGAAGAGATCCCTGGATTTACCATCTTCGGCAGCCAGTGGTCTATTGATCCACATTCTGAGGAAGAATGGGTTGATGGCCGTGGCACTATAGCACCGAGAGCCTAACTTTATATGGGGCATTAAGGTATTTCACAAAAAGAATTCTTAACCAAAGCTAACACTCAATAGTTAAGGACGAGCTTTTTGTTCTATAACCACCTTATGTAAGACCCCTTTTTTATTTATGGAGCAAAAAATGAACGCTAAAGAAGTAAAACAAGCAATTTCAGAGGGTAAAGAAGTATTTTTTGATGATATTGAATATCATTGGTCATTAGGCGTTAGAGATAGACCGCAAATTTTAACTTATCAAGTTTATAAAGCGAAAGGATTGAATACATATTATTTAAAACTTGTTAAAGCTATAAGGCATACAAAGGAAGGTGTTAAATTTGAATTTACAGAATCTGCAAAGAAATCACAAGCAAAACTTAAATTCAACGAACCATTAAGAGCTATTGTCAAAAATTCTTGTGGAGAGGTATTAATTGGTGGAGGAGAAAATTATTATATTGGAAATGAAAAATAAAGACCTGATCAAAAATTATTATGACCAGCTTGCAGAATTACAGAAACAATACTGGTTTGAAGGTATGGAAACCAAGGAATATTGTGTAAGATATGATGCTATAAATAAAAGGATAGCGGAACTGGAAAATGAGTGATTCAAAAAAGCTGAGAGCGTTAAAAGAGATCAGACGTAAAAATTTAGAAAAAAATTTATTAGATGTCCAGTTAAAAGGTCAGGATCATTATGTGTTCATCAATGATAGAAACAAGGCACAAGTTGTAAGTAAAAATGGTGAATGGGTTACTGAACACATCAAAACATCAATCCTGAAGTTTAATTTTGAAGTTGATAAGATTCAGAAATTATTGGTGAAAGACTTTACAGATGAAGAACTTAAGGAATACGAAAAAACTTCTTCAAAGGATTCTTAGGTTTTTTTTGCCTCATTTCTACTACCACACGATTTGCTTCCAGTTCTATAAGTCTGTTTAATATTGAGGCCATAAAAATATCTTGATCAAATTTTTTTCTGACAAGATGAGTACAATATCTTTTTATATCAACTAAATCATCAGCTTTCATTATCTCCCTGCATTGCATTTCTATTTCCAGTTCCAGTTCGGGAGGTGCTGGTTCTATGTTTATGTTAAGGAATTTAGTTATTTTCATTTACTGAAGTCCAGTAGTAGAACCTGGGAACATCCTGGACTCGATAAAAGCAACTGCCTGATCGTCTATTGTATTGTCTGTCTGTTTAGCTATTGCCTTTAACAGATCTACTATCAACCGTTTCATTGCCTTTGACTTAATAAAGATCAAAAGTATGGGTTTTAAAATTTTTAACATGATGTTAAATATGTCTTACTTTCCAAACATACCAATAATTGCTACATTTGGCACATGGCTGTTTGTTAAGCAGTGGTCAATGCTTAGAGATACCCACAAGCAGCTTTTTTTATATGGAAGAACAAGAAGAAAAGGAAGGTAATGGTCTGATTGCTAATGTGGTTCAGATGATTATACTTTTTTGGAGTTTAGCCGTAATTTCTTGGTCGTACTTCAATCCTAACCCTACTCGTCAAATTGATACCACCTTCGCGGCTGGATTATTGTCAGCCGTGACAGCGCAATATGGGCTAAACATCAAGAAAAATAGTGACAAAAAGAAAGTAAATGGTAATGTTAAGATAGTTGACAATAAAGATTCTAAAGTTGGAGTAGTAAAAAAATGAAAAAACTTTTTGCTTTACTTCTATTCTTTCCATCGGCTGCATTTGCCGATATAAAACAGGAGTTTGTTACCTCTGCTCAAATTACAGTTGATATGCCTTATGTAGTAACCAATAAGGTAGGAACAACATATTCACTAAGCGGAAACAATATCACTCCATCTGTAACTGTAGGAGATACAACAACATCAGGGAAAATAGGTGGAATTAATGTTGGTTCTTTAACTGATGGCGTTCCAGCAATGATACAAACTGATACCTCAGTTACAAGTGCAGGTTCAGCCTTTTCCAAGACAGAATCGGTAATTATGGGAGATGCTACACCATCTACCGTAACTCCTAGTTCGGGGATTGCAGCATTACCAGTATTAGGTGGACAAACTACTATTGGATCAGGCGGTACTGCTGGATCTCTTGCTTTAACGTCATTGAGTTCTGGAGTCCA